GTGGGCGGTCCTGGGCGGGTGTGACGTGGGGCTCCGAGCGATGGCGCTCGCCGCCTTCCTCGGCTACACGGAGCTGCACATCTTCGGTCTCGACGGCTGCGCCCGCGGCGACGTGCGCCATGCGGCGGCGCACCCCTACACGCAGCAGAAATACGCCGAGTGCGAATACCCGGAGGGGTCCGGGACGGTCTACCTCACCACGCCGGCGATGCTCGAGGCGGCGCGCCAGACGATCCATGAGCTCGCGCAGCTCCCGGCCGTGCGGGCCAAGTTCTACGGGGAAGGTCTGACGCAGGCCCTGGTGCGGCACTCGATCGTGTCGGTCGATGCGGCGAAGCGGTCCCTGCAGCTCGTCGCGTTCATCAAAGAGGCGCTGATCTCGCCCGAGTACCGGCGGCTGAACGCCGAGCTCCACGACCGGAACCTGGCCTACGGGGTGGGCGGCGAGAAGCACGCCGAGAACGTCCTGAAGATGTGCACCGCGCTCAAGACCAAGGACGTGCTGGACTACGGGTGCGGGAAGGGGCGGCTCGCCAAGGCGCTGCCGTTCCACATTCAGGAGTACGACCCGGCGATCGCGGGCAAAGACGAGTCGCCGAAACCGGCGGACATCGTAGTCTGCACGGACGTGCTCGAGCACATCGAGCCCGACAAGCTGCTCTACGTGCTCTACGATCTCCGGCGCGTCGTGCGGCTGGCCGGCTTCTTCGTCATCCACACCGGGCCGGCGCAGAAGACGCTCCCCGATGGACGGAACACGCATCTGATCCAGCAGCCGCGCAAGTGGTGGGAGAAGCGGCTGCGAAAGTTCTTCACGATCGGGAAGGTCGAGCAGGTCGGCCCCGAGCTGCTGTTCGTCGTCGGTCCAAAGATCACGCAGGTGGCCTGATGGTGCTGACGCCTGGGCTCATGGTGCGCGCCCCGATGGGTGGTTTCAGCGGTTTCCCCAACGAGCCGGCAGGCTTCACGCTCGTCAACGAGTACGGCTTTAGCGATGTGATGCCGAACCCGGGCGCTGGCGATCCCGTCGGTTCCTCGGGCTGGTTCATCAACAACAGCGGCAACATTTCTCGCACGTCGGATGGCGCGGCCCCACAGTCGCCGAGTTTCGTCGCGCAGTACAGCTACCCGATCGGCTTCCCCGGGGGTGATGATCCGGGGACGCTCTTTCTGGATGTCGGCGGCGGGAACGAGCTCTACATCGGGTTCTACTGGAAGGCGAGCAGTCCGTGGCAGGACCATTCGGCCGGGAATAAGATCACGTTCCAGTTTTTAGGCGGCGGCGGCGCTGGTGGGCAGGTGTTCATCATGATGACCGCTGGCAGCCATCTACTCCGGCCGACGACCGAACTCGCCAGTGATAATCGCAACTTAGATCCGAACGTGAACAGCACCGAGATCACGCTCGGGTCGTGGCACCTGATTGAGTGGTATATGCGGAAGTCCCCGAGTTCGATGAAGTGGTGGCTCGACAACGTGCTGCAGGGCAATTACACCGACGTGACTTGGCCCGCGAATGCGTTCGACGAGCACAAGATCGCGCCGACCTGGGGTGGGTCGGGCGAGACCAAGAGCGAGCAGGACTACTTCTGGTACGACCACATGCGTATCAGCAGGCACGCCTGATGGCCGAGATCGTCATGGAGCGGTTCACGCGCTGCCCGACCGGCAATCCGGCGGACGAGGTCGTCTTCGAGGTCGTGGTGGCGGACGACGACGCTCGGCGCTGGGACAGCCCGATTGCTCGGACGACCACCCTCGCCCGGCTGTTCACGCGCGGCAGCCTCGTCGCACTCGGTGCACGGAAGCGCGACATTCTCATCACGACGGCCCGCGGGGCGCTGCGCACGATTCGGCTCGCCGCGCGGCTCGATGCGAGTCACCGAGACGTAGACCTGACGCCGCTCGGCATAACGCTCACCTTCCCGATGGTACGCGGCGTCCCGCTTCCGTTCGATTTCTACGGTGGGCCAGCCCAAGGCGTAGCGGAGCCGACCCCGGCCACGCTGTTCGACACGTACAAGGTGCGGGCGCGTGCCTAGCTTCGTCGCCGCCGCCGCCGTCACCTACACGTTTGACGGTGAGACTAATTCGGCGAGCCGCACGATCCCGGCGGCGGCGGCGGTCTTCTTTGCCTGCACGCTGTGGCACGGGACGAGCCCCACGATCGCGGCCACGATTGCCGCCGCAGCTCCGACCGAGAGCTACCAAGGTTTCGAGGCCGGGCAGGATGTACGCAACTACTTGGCCGTATTCGTCGGGGCTCCGAGCGGTGCCCAGACGGTCTTTGTTGGAACCTCAGATTTCAGCGTGGATTCGTGGTCGTGCGGATTCCGGGGCGTGGATGGTATCGACACCGTGGACCCCTTCGACGGGCAGGTCACCGATACCGCGTCCCCTGATTCGATCAGCGTCACGACCACGGCGGACGGGCTCGCGGTTGGCGTGCAGTGCGGGAGTAATCCGGATCTCGGAACGTCGGACACCGAGGTCTTGGAAGGCCCAGTCGATTCAAACGGTGCCACGATGGTGGCCGTCGCCTCCGCGCCCGGCACAGGTGGTGCGGTATCGCTGGACTGGACCACGGTGACCAGTCTGATTCAGCTGGCCATCGCCGTGAACCTGCGCCACGCGGCCGCTGCCGGTGGCGGACCCATGTTTCGGGGGAGCTGATGCTACGCATCTTCATCGGGTACGACTCGCGCGAGCCGGTGGCCTATCACGTCTGCGCGCACAGCATTCTGTCCCGTGCCTCTGGCCCGGTGGCGATCATACCGCTCGTGCAGCCAGCGCTGCGGGCTGCTGGGCTGTACACGCGCGAGCGTGGCAAGACGGAGTCTACCGAGTTCAGCATGACGCGCTTCCTCGTGCCCTACCTCGCTGACTACGAGGGCGACGCAATCTTCATGGATTCCGACATGCTCTGCCTGGCCGACATTTACGAGGTCATGGATGTGGTCGAGCGGGATCGTCGCACGCGGGTGGAGGAGCGGCGCAATCAAGCTAGTCGCGGCCTACGCAGCAACGCCGCCGAGCCGGCCGTCTACGTGTGCCAACACGACTACGCCTCTACGGCGACGGTGAAGTTCTTGAACCAGATCAATGTTCCCTACCCCCGGAAGAACTGGTCCTCGTTCATGGTGTTCGACTGTGTTCGCTGCAAGGCGCTCACACCGGCACGCGTGAACATTCTGTCCGGGCTTGAGCTGCATCGCTTCTCATGGCTGGACGACGGGCGCGTGGGAGCGCTCCCGCTGGAGTGGAACTGGCTGGTTGGCGAGTACGTGCCGAACCCGAAGGCCAAGATTCTGCATTACACACTCGGCGGCCCGTGGTTTGAGAGCTACCGCAACTGCGATCACGCGCGGGAATGGTTCGACGAGTGGTTGCACATGTCACCACCAGGGGCCGAGCTCATGACCGCACACGGGGAGATCGTGCGCGCCATCGGCACGCCCGAGAGCAACATCGATGCGCAGCTCGCCTATCCCGGGCCACGGGTGCAAGGATGATCATTGCCGGCGGCTACCCCGCCTCCTACTTCCTGCCGTTCTCTGCACCGGTGGGCGTTTCGCTCCCCCTCTACGTCGTCGACGGGAGCGGTGTGCGATACGTCCTCATCGACGGATCACTCGCGCGCTTTGGGGTCGCCGATGCTAGTCGCGTCCGTCTGGAGGTGAACTAAATGCCCGATCGAGGCAAGCCACTCTATTTAGGCGGGAATGATGACGAGCCCGAGAAACTTGTGCGGCGCAAGAATGCGGCGACAGGTGCGCTCGAGGTCGCGACCGGTCTCGCCGGGCTCACCTTCTTCCTCTCCGCAACGGAGGCCGGCGCTGCCATCCATGCGACGTTGAGCAAGGCGGCCGCGGAGCGCGGGACCACCGGGAAATACTTCGCGGTCTTCGAAGGGGCTGATCTCAATGCGCAGCTGGCGTCGTTCGCCGGCTCGGATGTCTTCGAGGTGTTCGGGAATGGTGCCGACGTCAACTTCGTCACGCGGCGCCTCGTCGTCGCGGTCCGGCCCTGATGGCGCGCCGGCTGACAGCCGGTCGAGTGGCACACCTGCGGACGGTGGCGCGGATCCAGCGACGGCTGCAGCCCACTCTGCACTCGGGGCTCGTCGGCTTGGGCCAGCTGCTCACGCCGGCCGAGTGGCTAGCGGCGGCGGTCGTGCGGATCGTCCCGTCGAGCTTCCTGGCCCGGTTGCGCGAGCGGCTTGCCGCACTCGAAGCCGAGCTCGTGCGGCGGCTCGTGGCTGAAGCGCTGGCCGAAACGCTGCTCGAGCAGACGTCGCCCGACGAGCTCGCCCGCCTGCGAATCGGCGAGCTGATCCGCCAGATCGAAGAAGAAGGGCTCGCCGCCGTGCGGCTCCAACTCTCACTCATCGCGGATGCGGGGATGACGCCGGAGGCGATCGCGACGATCGGCCAGGCCACGGGGCTAACGACGCGCCAAGTCGCCCAAGTCGAGCGCGCGCGCCGTGCCGCGCTGAATGCCGGCGCCACGGAAGCGGCCGCCGCGCACACGGCGGGCCGTGTCCGCCGACGCCTGATCGACCAACGCGCCAAGCTGATCGCCCGCACCGAGACCGTGCGGTACGTCGGGGACTTGGTGCAGGAGCGCGGCGAAGCGGTGGCGGCTGCGGGCGGCCGCGTGGAACGGCAATGGGTGTCCGCGCGCGACGAGGCCGTCGATGCGGGCAACCCAATCGGCCCGTGCAAGCGCAACGACGACGGGAAGCGCCGCAGCCTGAGCGAGGTCTTTCCCTCGGGGCACGATCGCCCGCCGGCGCATCCTGGGTGCCGCTGTCTCCTTGAGCTGTGGGTCGACGGCTGATGGCGCGCGCGCTGGCGGCCCGAGTGCAGCCGTCTGCAGTCGGCGTCGACGCGATCGCGCGTGATCTCACGCGCATCCTGCACGGCGGCTTCACGGGCCTGATCGAGGCCCACTGCGAGCGCGGCCGCATCACCCGCTGGGACTCGACCGAGTCCCTCAAGGGTGGGCGCGTGCTCCGCCCTACCATTCCGGCGCGCAAGGAAGTGGAGTGGTACGCCGAAGAGCTGCTCGCGCTCGCGGCGGGGCTGACCGGGTGGGTGCGGCTCAAGTGCATGGACGGCGCCGTCGTTCAGTACGAGCGCCGCCAGACGCTGCTCGCCGGCGATCTGGTGCCGCTCGAAGAGTAGGGCCCGTGCTTGCGCCCCTGCGGACCGTGTAGTATGCTCCCATTGGACAGGGGTCACCCGCTAACTGCGGCAATCCCGGCAGCCAATCGGCTCGCCGGGATTTTTGCGTTCAGGAGGTTCTACGGCCAAGCGCAAGCAGCGCGACGAGGACGACGAGCTCGACGAGGAGCAGCGCACGCCCCGCGACGAGCGGCTCTGGGAAGACTTCGAAGGTCTCGGCGAAGCGCGCGTCGATCGCGGCGAGCGGCTCATCAAGAACGTCACGCTCTGCGGCAAGACCTCCAAGAACGGCCGCACCTACAGCGAGCAGGCCCTCAACGATGCGGTGCGCCTCTACCAACACGCGCCATTCTACTTCGACCATCCCACCGAAGCGCAGCTGCGCGAGCGCAAAGGCGCCCGCTCAGTCCTTGATCTCGCCGGCGAGATCCTGAACCCGCGGCGCGTCGGCGATACGGTGAAGGGCGACCTGCACATTCTCGAGCGCGAGCCCACCAGCTCGTTGGCGTTCGCGCTCGCCGAGCAGATGCCGCATCGCGCCGGCATGTCACACCGCGGCCGCGGCACCGTCCGCCCGGGTGCGCACGGCCAGGCCGACGTCGTCGAGTCGCTCGCCGAGGTCTTCGCCGTCGAGCTCGTTACCGACCCTGCTACCACCGCCGGCTTGTTCGAGTCGGTCATCAACCCGGAGGACGCTGTGGACTTCAAGACGTTGACCGCGGCCGACATCAAGAAACACCGGCCCGAGCTGATCGAGGCCCTGCTCAAGGAGTCCAACCCGGACGCCGCGGAGATGGCGGCGCTCGCGCGGGAGAACAAGGCGCTGAAGGAGCAGCTGGCCGACAAGGATGCCACGGAGAAGGACTCCGCGCGCGCGGCCCTGATCGCCACGAAGCTCGCCGATGCGAAGCTGCCCGACGTGCTCGTCACCGAGCAGTTCCGGACGCAGCTGCGGGAGGCGCCGAACGCCGCCGCGGTGAGCGCGATGATCGCCGAGCGCAAGACGATCGCGGGCAAGGTGAAGTTCGGGCGGAGCGCGCCGCGCTCGACGGAGCGGGATCTGGACGAGCGCCGGCCGACCCACGAGGCCGACGGCACCCGGCCGATCGACGAAGAGAAGGTGGACGAGTACGCCCGGACGCTCGGGCTGAAGCTCGTCGCAGGCTGACCCCGACCGAGCACGCGCCGGGTGATCCTCGCCCGGGCGGAAAACGGTCACCACATATCGCCCCGCTGGCGAGGGAGTAACCGATGGCGCACGTACAACGATTCCGGCACATGGACTCCAAGGGCACGATCAAGCTGCCCGTGCTCTCGGCGACGGTCATCGACGTGGGCTACATGTGCTATTACGACGCGGCCACCGACGACGTGAAGCCGTTGGGCGCGCAGGCCGACCAGACCTCGCTCGCGCTGAATCAGGCGCTCTGGAAGGACAACTTCGCTGGCGTGGCCATGACGGGCTCGGCCGCGGGCGAGACGGACGACGTCACGCTCGCCACCGAAGGCGTGTTCGAGTTCGAGTGCGCCGCGACCGCGTGGGATGCCTTCGCGCTGGTCGGTCCCGACGAGGTGGCGGGCATCCCCGGGACCGCCTCGGCGTTTACCGTGATTGCGGCCGCGGCCCAGACCGACGCGATCGGCCGCGTGTGGCGGAAGTACACGGCCACCACGACCCGCGTGCTCGTGCGGATCTCGGGCAACCGGACCACCAACACCGTCTGACGATTCCGGGCGCGCGCGATCGGCTGCGCGCGCGCCCCGTTCCATCGCAGCCGACAGAGGGAGACGGACGATGATTCGTCGCGACGCAATCGAGGGCCTGGTCAGCGAGCATGGCCCAGCGGGCTATCTCCAGGTCCAGGCGCTGCTGCTCGAGGGCAAGGACCTGCCCAATGGCCAGCGCAAGCGCGCACGGCCCGAAGACTTCTCCCTCCGCTCGCTGTGGGAAGCGCTGGTCGGCCCCGCAGAATCGACGCTCGCCTTTGCCATGGATCACATGGGCTACGTCGAGATGCCGCTCCGCGAGGCCGTGACCTCGAGCGCGTTTCCCTCGGCCGTCGGTCAGTTGATCTCGGCCAAGGTGATCGAGGGCTACGAGATGCCCGGCGCGATCGGCGACGAGCTCGTCACGGTTGTCCCGTCCAAGCTGCGCGGCGAGCGCATGGTCGGGTTTACGAGCCTGCAAGGCCCGAAGGTCGTCGAGGAAGGCGAGCCCTACCAGGATTCGACCTTCCGCGAGAAGTTCGTCACCACGACGGAAACCAAGCGCGGCCGCCTGCTCTCGGTCTCCGAGGAGGCGGTCTTCTTCGACCAGACGGGGCAGATGCTGCTGCGGGCGCAGGGCCTGGGCAATATGCTCCGCGCGAACCGCGAGAAGCGGATCATTCGCGCCGTCGCCGACGTCGCCTCGACCGAGCGCATCTACCGGCCGCAGGGCGTGGCCACGCAGCTCTACAGCGCGGGCAATAACTCGCTGCTCTCGACCGCGACGCCACTCATCGACTGGACCGACATTCAGGAAGTGCTGGCGTTCTACGCGCTGAACCAGCGCGACGACCGCGAGCCGGGAGATGAGGGCGGTGCTGACCCGATCATCTGGATGCCGACGCACATCCTCACGGCCCAGGAGTTGGCCGGCACGGCAGCTCGCATCGTCAACGCCGTCGAGGATCGCACGAACACGACCACGGCGACGGTCATCACCGCCGGCGTCGCGCGGCAGCTCGTGCCCGGCCTTCGCGCGGTCTCGAGCCCGTTCCTCGATGCGGCGCAGGGCGCCGACCAGTGGGACGATGCGTCCGACTGGCTCATCGGGGACTTCAAGCGCCAGTTCATCTATAAGGAGATCTGGCCGCTCCAGACCTTCCGGCAACCGGCGGGGAACGACGAAGACTTCGAGCGGGACATCGTCGCGCGCTTCAAGGTCCGCGAGTACGGGGACGTGCAGGCGACCGACCACCGGCTGGTGGTGAAGGTCAACGCCGTCTAATCACATTCCCGAGAGGGGGTGGGTGGCCGGACGCGGCGCCCATCCCATGCTCGGGATCACCTTTTTCGCTGCCGTGAGGATCACCGCCCATGCGTCCACTGCCCCCCGACTACCGCACGTCGTCCCCCGACGGGAAGACCATCACCGTTTACCACGCCAGCGAAAAGATCGGCGAGGTCACGGCGCCCAAGGACGCGACCCAGGAGCAGCTCGTCGCGCTCGAGGACGAGGCCGCCGACATCGCGGACGCGCACGCCGCGAAGGCCGCCGCCAAAGCGCCCAAGCCGGCCCGTCGGCCGGCCGCGAAGAAGAAAAAGTCCGCGAAGAAGCGGAAGTAGCGTAGCGCGCGGTGGCGTTCAGCTACGAGCCCGAGAAAGTCCCGACCGAGGCGCTCCACTGGGTGCGCTACAAGGTCGGCGCGACCAAGAACGACGCCTCGCCGCTGGTGGACGACGAAGAGATTCACGGCGCGCTGGTGCTGGAAGGTTTGACGCTGACCAGCGTACCGAGTGAGGCGACCCGGAAGCCGCTGCACTTCGCGGCGGCGTCAGTGGCTCGCAGCATCGCTGCAGCGTTCGCGCGGCAGGGCTCTGCCGGCGCCCCGCCTGGACAGTCGCCGAAGCATGGGTCGGCTGAGATCTACCTGAAGCTGGCGCTGCAGCTCGAGGCGCAAGGCAGTCTGCTGGTGAGCATCGGTGGGGTGATGGTCGACACGTCGATCGTGCCGTTCGAGCTCGTGGACAACGTCGACTATCGCCGCGACCGGTTCGGCGAGGATCACAGCGAGTACGTCGGAGACGAGGTCTCGTGAGCAATGGCAGTCCGGCTAGGCGCCCAGCTGGCGGGCATCGAGGAGATTACCGCGCAGATCGGCGGCCTCAAGGAACGCGCCGCGCATCCGCAGCCGGCGCTCGAGACCGTTGCCAACCTGCTCGAGCTCCATGTCGAGAAGACGTTCGAGACCGAGGGCACGCACAGCGGGAACGTGTGGCCGCCGCTCGCGGCATCGACGGTGAAGGCACGGACCAGACGGTGGGGCTATTACCGCCAGGCGCCGAGCGGCGGCGCGGGGCCGCGGTCGCCGATCCTCGGGTGGACGGGCAACCTGCGCTCGAGCTTCCGCCGCGGCCATCCGCAGCACGTGCGCCAGGTGTCGGGGTCCGGCTTGATCTGGGGCAGCTCGGTCTTCTACGGGATCTACCACCAGTCGACCCGGCCCCGGAGCCGGTTGCCGCGCCGTCCGCCGCTCGCGTTTCGCGATCCGTTCCAGCAGCGCGAGCTGATGTTTCAGCCGGTGCGGCTCTATCTGCAAGGCGTGCCCGTCGGCGCGATCGAGATCACGATGCGCGCGCGGCTGGGCCTGTAGGCGCGGCAATCCTGCCGCTGACACCCGGGGGGCTGTATGAGACTTCGCTCGCTGCTGCTGATCAGTCTGCCCTGCCTCACGCTCGCGCCGTCCGCGCGAGCGGCGCCGTCATCCGCGCCGCCTGAGGGCGCCGTGTTCTACGACGTCTCCGAGAAGCTGGGCGCGCTCGCCGCGGCCCACTTCACGGACGAGTTCGTTGCCGTGATCGCCGAGAAGGGCCTCGCCGGGCTGGCCATCGACACCAGCATCAACGTCTACGTGCGAAAACCCGCGCGCGTCTTCGGCCCGAACGAGAGCCCCCTGCCGGGGCTCGGCTGCTGGACCAGCTCGGCACGCACACAGGCCAAGTCGCAACAGGAACGCGAGAATGTGCTGCTCGCCCATTACGAGTATCTGTGCCGCGGACCGGACGCCGACATCATCCTCGCGCAGGCCGAGCTCGCACCCGAAGTGATCATGAAGCTCGTCGATCGCTTCGGCACGGCGGGCTCAGGGATCGAAGGCGGGGGCCACGAACCGCAGAGCGTGATCGCCGACATTGACGGGTCAGGGCCCGCCGACGGTCTCGACTATTACGAGCAGTGGGTGCACGTGGTCTCGCCGATCTGGGACACGGACCAGATCCCGTGACGACGCGCAGGATGGCACGCTCCGCACTGGCGGCCCCATCGGCTCCCGAGGAGCCGGAAGAGGGCGAGCGCCGGCGGGACATCACGGTCGAGCCCACGGTCGGCGGGTCGTTCGATGAAAACGGTGCCTGTCTGCAGGCTGGCGGGATCCCCGAACCAGATGAGCACCGCATGACGAAACCGGAGCGCTGAGGCCATGGCCTGGAAATCGTTCCTTGCGAAAGGCGTTGCCGCCAAGATCGAGGTCGGCGGCTACGGCGTCGACTCGGTGCCGGTCGTCGGCACTGACGCCCTGCGCGTGGTGGGCGATCTCTGGACCGTCGTGCGGATCCGCGACAACTGGCCCAACAAGCGCAACGAGGTCGCGGGCAGCCTGCCCTTCCCCGTGAAGCCGGGCCTGCCGCGCGGCCGGTTCGTCGAGGCCGAGATCGCGTGGGAACCGCGCGGCGCCGGCAGCGACGTGATCACCGAGTTCGATCCCATCCTGCGGTGCAACGGGTGGACCCAGACCGACGGCACCGCCAAGTTCGATTACACGCTCGGCGCGGCCGATCACGAGTCGGCCTCGATCTACTTCTGGACGGGCGACCTGCTCATCAAAGCCGTCGGGTGCCGCGGGTCGCTCCGGATCCAGCAAAGCTCGGGCCGGATCAGTGCCTGGCGCTCGCTGGTGCGCGGCCGCCTCGGCGCCGAGCCGGTGACCACGGCGCTGCCGGGCGGCTTCGCCTACGACACGACAGATGCCCTGTCGGCGGTGGGCCTCACGCTCGCGGTGGGCGCGTGGTCGCCGGCGATCGCGACCTGCGAGTTCAACCAGGGGGCGGATGCCCAACTGTCCGAGGATGCGAACCAGACCGACGGGCTCGGAGAGTTCGACTGGTCGGAGTGTCAGCCGACCTTCCAGCTCACCGCGCGCAAGCCGCCGATCGCGACCTACGATCCCTACGCCGACCACAAGGCGCGGGTGGCCCGGGCGATCAATACGACACTCGGGAGCGTGGCGTTCAACCGGTGGAAGCTGTCGCTGCCTGAGTGCTACGTGAACGCGCCGGAGCCGGCGAGCAGTCAGGGCTTCGTCGATCACGTGCTGACCTACGACGTCGCCGGCACCACGCCGACGATCACCAGCGACTGACCCTCCCCCGCCCCAGTCGGGCGGGATCACATCCGCGCTGTACCTCCGGGCCCGCCCCTCAGTGGTGAGCCCACCTGCCACGCCGACTCACGCAAAGGATGTCGCATGCCCGCTTCTGCCAAGAAGTCCTCCATCGCGGCCGCCGTGGAATCGTTCCTCGGGATTCGCGTCGATCTGCCGACGGGCAAGAAGTTCGTCGCCCACAAGGTCCTGCTCTTCGACGACGCGATCCGCTGGATGGAGCTGCTCGAGCAGCACCAGAAAGGCGCGCCCTACTCCGAGTCCATGGCGCTCATCATCAAGGATCTGCGTGAGAAGATGGACGTCGAGGATCTGTCCGTGCTGCAGGATCTCGAGTTCGGCGAGTTCCACGATTACGTGCTGATGAGTTTTTTCTCCCACCGCCGGTCGCTGCCTGGCTGGATGGTAGCGCTGCTCGCGCAGCAGCAGCCGCCGGCGGACGGCAGGACCCCGACGCTGGTGGCCAGCCCAACCTGATGGACCTCGTGTTCGAGTACGAGCACGCCTACGGGCGCTTGCACCCGCATGAGGACGGGTGGGCGAAGTTCCTCGCCGGCGTCGCGCGGACGGCCCGCTTCACCGCGCGCGAGATCTACGCCGCGATCGTGGGCCCGAGCTTCGCACTGGCCGGGCTGTCGAGCGAGGGCATGGGCGAACGCATGCAAGTACAGCACGCGCTCGAGACCGAGGCGTTCAACTACCGTACGCCGCTGATCGTGGGGCCCGATGGGCGCTAGTGTCGATCTCGACGAGCTACTCCTCAAGCTGAAGTGGTCAGAGGAGGGCGCGCAGATCCCGGATCATGCGCGCGCCCAGCTCGCCAAGCTGCGCGAGGAGCAGGAGCGGCTTGCGCGCACGCCCGTCGCTCCAGGCCTCGGCCCCGGTAGGGTGATCGGCGGCCCGAACGCCTTCCAGTCCGGCTGGGCGACACAGACCCAGATCCTGCAAACGATGACGCGCGATGCCGCCCGGGCGACGACGGCGATGACGCAGCTCGGGACGGCGGGGTCAGTCGGGCTCGCGCGCGTAGGCACGGCGGTCGTCGGCGCGGGCCGTGGGATGCAGGGAATGCGTGGCGCGGCGACCATGCTGGCCGTCGAGTTGGCTGGCGCGAACGCGATGGCGGGGCGCTTGGCGTCCGGGATGTTCATGTTCGGCGTCGGGGGTACGGTCACGCTGGCCATCACGGCCGGCCTCGCGCTCATGGCCGGCGCGTTCCGCTTCTTCACCCGGGATGCCCGCGCAGCGGCGGCCGGCGCGAAACAGGTCAGCGCAAGCCTCCTTGAACTGCGCAACGCCGCCGACCCGACGCGCGCCCTGAAACTCGAACTGATGATCGCGCAGGGGGGCCTCGCTCGAGACGCGAATGCGCTCGCGGCGTTCCGCACAAAGATGCGTGAGAGCGAGGAAGTTCAGAAGCTTGGCATAGGCGCTTTCGATCGTGCGACGATGGAGCGCCTCACGACCCGCGCGGGCGAGGCGCTCGAGCTCGTGCGGCGGCTGCAGACGAAGCTGCTCGAAGAGCTCGGCGAAGCGGGCGAGGCGGCGGGGCGCGAAATGGTCGAGCGGCTGCGGCAGGCGATCGACTCAGCCGACGTGAGCCAGCTGCTCACGATCCTGGACGAGCTCCAGACGAAGATCGCGCAGGGTGGCGAGACGGTTCGGCGCCAACTGGGCGAACCGCTCCAGGACGTGGTCGCGCTGCTGCAGGCGGCCGGCGAGCTGCTCGGCCCGGCCTTCAGCGCCGGCGGCGCCGTCGTCGCGGCGTCCCGGACGGCGGTCTTCCAAGGATTCGGCCAGCCGCAAGCGCAGACGACAGGACCGTTCGCGGCGTTCGGCACGGGTCCGGGCGCGGTCACGGCGGCGAGCGCCGCGCGGACCGCCGGGCAGGCGGCGGCCGAGCAGCAGCACTACGCGCAGGCGCTCGACTTCACGCGCAGCGTGTTGGCTCGGACGCTCAGCCCCCAGCAGATCTTCAATCAGGGGATGGCGATGCTGCAGATCGTCCTGGACGCTGGGGCGATGACGACCGAGCAGTTCGCCGATGCCGTCGAGCGGCTCACCGAGGACATGGAGAAGGCGCAGAAGGGGACGGGGCTCCTCGCGGTCTCGATCATCAACGCGGTGTCGGGTGCGATTGCGGCGGTCGTCTCAGGGGGCAGTGGCGGCGGCATCCTGTCGGCGATCGGCGGCATCATCGGCCTCGTCAATCCGGTGGCTGGGGCGGTCATCGGCGGCGTCGGCGCGATCGCGCTGGCGAGCGAGAGCCGGGGCGTGACGATCGACCGCTACAGCCGCGAGGCGCTCGAGCAGCTGCGCGGAATCCCGGCCGGGCCGCAGCGCATCGAGCTGCTGATCCAGTCGCCGACGACGGGCGAGATCGTCGACCGTGTGATCTACACGCTGGGCGAGCGCACGCGCAACGATGGCGTGCGGCGCGTGCCCTTGATCCTGGCGGGGCGCTGAGATGGACCGTCCCGTCTTCTTCGGCGACAATGTCTTCAGTCGGACGCAGTACCCGCTGCACGTCATCACGGCGGACGAAGAGCCGGTCGGCCACGAGGCCGCGCTCGTCGCGAACGGGCGGCGCCACGGGCTGAACTTCGCCACGTCCACCACGGCCAACGACCCCTGGTTCCTGAAGGCCGTCTTCGACCAGGTGCGCGGCGCGGACATGGTGGCGCTCGATCGCGGCCACAACCTCGCCGGCAAGCAGATCAAGCTCGAGTTCTCCGACGACGATTGGGCCACGCCGGCGCAGGTCGCCGTCGACTGCTTCATCCCGGCCAACCCCGGCGCCGGCTCGCTTGACGACGCGAACGGCGTCGTGACGGAGGAGGGCGCCTGGCTGAAGCGCTTCCCGTTCCGCTCAGGCGCGGCGTGCCGGCTCTACGTGCCGGCGATGGGCGCCGGCCTCAGGCCGCAGGTCGTGGGGCTGTGGGTCGGCGTGTCGTACAGCCCCGAGCATCTGTTCCGGCCGTCGGCGCCGGACAACGACTTCCTGCTGGTCGAGGAGACGGTGTTCCCGAGCGGCTGGCGCAGTCACGGCCGCGCCGCCTATCCGCGGCAGGGGGCGATCCGGCTCAAGATGGCGGACTACTTCGCCTACGAGCTCGCGCGCTATCACCTGCAGTTCGTGTTCGGGCGAAACCGGCCGACGTGGATCGTGCACGACGAGGACCAGGCGGACCGGGCCGTGCTGGCCGATCGCGTAGCGAATAGCGAGCTCGGGCTCGTGAAGGAGTCGGGGAGTAACTGGAGCCACCCGCAGGGGTTGATCGCCTGGAGCGAGCGGGAGCCGCTGGCTGCATGAGGAGGCACCGTGGCTGAAGTCCAACCGAAACACGTGCTGCTCCGCGTCGGCGGGCGCGTCCTGCAACGCTACGGCGTCCCGGCGGTGTACGGGGCCGGGCGCGGCAGGGTGGAGGTGCCCTACGTCTTCACGCGAGCGGACGCTGCGACGTGCGCGACCTACGTGGACCGCGACGGGCTCATCCGCAAAGCTGCGGCGAACGTGCTGCGGGTGGAGTGGGTGGACCTCGATGGGGACGGTATCCGGGAAACGCCAGGACTTTTGATGGAGGGGGGCCGCCAAAACTTAATGCTTCGCTCCGAAGAGATCGACAACGCGGCATGGTCAAAGACCACGGTCACATTCGGCGCGAATGCGGATGTAGCACCCGACGGGACGACGACTGCGGATCGCCTGATCGAGGGCGCGCTATCGCAGGAACACGTCGTGTACCAAACACTGACCGCCACTGCCGACGTGCGCCACTCGGTGTCGGTCTTCGCGAAAGCGGGAACTCGCAGCTTTGTGTACCTGACAATCCGCGACGTTAACGGACTCACGAACGGCGTGCTGGCATGGTTCAATTTGGCCACCGGGGCCGTAGGAACCGTCAGCCATAACGGCGCCGGGTCGGGTGAGCAGGCCTTCATCCAAAAACTCGCCAATGGCTGGTATCGCTGCACCCTGATCGGGGCTTGCAACAATGGGGACACGACACCCCTCGGCACGGTCGGCATAAGTAGCGGAAACGGCACCACAGTCTACACGGGGGACGGTTCGTCGTACATCTCGGTATGGGGCGCGCAGTTTGAGAACAACACCCCGTTCCCCAGCAGCTACATCCCGACCGTCGCGAGTGCGGTGGCCCGGGCAGCGGACAGCCTCAATGTATCGGCCAATTTCGGGAACGACATTGAGCTCACCGTCGGCGCTCGCTTGGGCCGTCCCGTCCATGCTGACGTCTCTGGGAGCCTCGGCATAAACCCGTCCATCTATCAGATCGGCGACACGAACGGCAACGTCCGCGGCGTCTTCACCAATGCGTCGCGGCTCATCGAAGCCACGGTGGACGGGCCAGGGTCGGACATGTTCCCGAACGCGGCGATCGTCGCCGGCGCGCAGATCACCTACGTCGCGCAATACAAGAACCTCCGCACCGTGCCGGCGGCCCGGATCGACCTCGGAGCGGGATTGCCGAGCTACGGGACGGGCGCAGGCGCCATGCCGAACTACACCTCGCAGAACATCGGGGTGGGCGCCAATCTGTTCGCCCCGCTAATCGACGAGATGTTCCTGCGGGGCCAGTTCACGCTCGCGGAATACCTGGCCGTTCCGTGAGGACGTCGGCGGGCGGCATCGGGCTCCATCCCGACCTCGAAGCCCTGCTCCGCCGCGGCGATCCCCAGGTCGACCAGTTCATCGAAGCGCTGCAGATCACCCGGTCTGACGTGCGTCAGCGCAAGGACCAGTGGAACGCCGCCGACTCCCTCACCGGCCTCCAGGTCCTCGATCACGGGGTCCGGCTGGCCGAGACCGTGCAGACGCTCATCCCCGAGCGCGCGCCCCACACGTCCTACTTCACCGACCTCGAGCTCGACGGTCGCTTCCCCTTCACCTGCCCCGTCGTCGAGTGGGCCGGCGCCGAGCCCGCCCAGATCGAGATCAAGCGCGTGAAGGCGTGGCTGCATCCGCGGCGCAATCCCGCGAACCCGCAGACCGTCGTGAAATGGCGGCTCGACCTCTTGCGCATCGTGAAGGTCGGCTTCCCGCTCGGCTTCCCCCCCAAGCGGCAGCTCGTGTGCGCGCCGATCGCCGATCCCGTCTACGCGACCGTCCAGGGCTCGGCCGAGGGGCTCGTCACCTTCGACTACTCGATCGCGCCCGTCCTCGCGCGGCCACGGCCCAAGCAGTACGGCACCCCGCAGTTCCTCGAGCTGCTGGCCACGCTCTTCAATGCCGTCCCGGCGCCGGTCACCCTGCTGGTCTTCACGGGACTCGACAAGGACAACGCGCCGGCGACGAACATCGGGCTCGGCTACGACAACACCGTCCCGAGCGTCACGACGAACGGCAACGTGCTCTCGAGCCGCAAACTCGTCGCGCCGCCTCAGTCCGTGTTCACGATGGTGCCCCTCTTGGAGCCCGGCACGCATGGCGACGACGGCGCCGGTGCCGGCACGCCGCGGCTCGTCATCGAGTACGGCACCTATGCGAACGATGACCTGACGTTCAGCGGGGCTGGCAACCGGCTCGACCTGAACGGGGTGCCCACCAATCCCGTCGTGTTCACGATCAACGGCGCCGTCCCGAACGGGACCGCGCTGACGGGCCAGGTCCTGAAGGATGGCGGCAACCCGGCCACGCCGGGCGACTGGCGCACATTCCTCTCCGGACAAGACAACACCCAACTCACGGACGTCGGGCTGCGGCAGACCTACGAGATCCGCGCGCTGTTCTTCACTGATGCGAGCGCGAGCCTGACCCCGGTGCTGCGCACGCTCGGCGCCGAAGAGATCCGCACGAACCCCGCCTACGACGCGGGGGGCCATTCCGTCGCGCGGATCCAGCTCTCGGGCGGCTACGGCATTGACCTGCTGACGCTGCAGGGCGAGGTCGTCGACGGGATGCTGCTCGGCCTCCTGGACGGCGAGCGCGATTACCATAGCTGGATCGAAAACCTGCTCGCCGATGCCGACCTTCGGGCCTACACGTTCCGTCTCTGGGTCGGTGCCGCGAGCCTGTCCGAGGACAAGTGGCTGCACATCGACGACTTCTTGCCCAAGGGCCAGCACCCCCGGGCGAGCGATTACGCGATCCCGGTCGTCTCGGTGCTGACGCTGATCCGCGGCCTCCTGCCGAAGAAGTCGCCCGGGGCCTCCTCCGCGCCCGACGGCGACGTCAGCGTGGGCGGCTACACGACCGACACGGGCAGCGGAGTCAATCTCTACCAGCGCGTGAATGAGGTCGATGCGGACGACGCGACCTATGTCCAGTCCGCGGTGGATCCCGTCAACGCGATTCACAAGGAGTCGCTGCCGACGCCGGCGGATCTGCCCGGGCGCCGGCTCTACGTCGACTACCGGATCCGGAAGGACGTGGCCGCCGGGAAGACGATCGACGCCACCATCGAGTTACGGCACTCGTCGGGCACGCTGATCGCGACGAGCACCCTCCAGGCGAATATCAGCGACCTGATCACGCCGGGCAGCTTCCAGTTGTCCGACGCGAGCGTCGCGGCGATCACGGACCCCGCGAACCTCGAGCTGTGGATCACGTTCAACGTGGGCGGGGCGGGCGGCTCGCGTCGCGGGATCCTGACCTGGTGGCGTTTCCGCACCGAGGACCGCCGCCAATCGGTGAGCTACGTGAACCAGTCCGTGAAAGCCGTCTACGACGACCTGCTGGCGAACCAGCTCGAGGTGGATGTCCGCTACCGCGGGCCCGGGCTCGAGGACACGACGACGCTGATCGGCAAAGCGATCTCCGAGGTCACCGACGACGAAGAGCCCACCGGCAAGGACGAGCTCGAGGCGGTCGCGCACGTCGTCGGCTTCGGCCTCCTCGGCAGCCAGGGCAAGCTGAAGGCCGTGAACATGAAGGACGCCGGCGAGTTCTGCTTCGTGTGGCCGATGGAGGAGATCCGGATCCTCTCGATCACGCAAGGGATTGAGGACCGGATCGACACCTATGTCGTGCCGTTCAACTGGAACGCGGCCCGGGGGCAGTTCGACGATGAGTGGGAGGGGGCGTCGGCCGTCGGCGTGCTCGCCTACGGCAAGGCGAAGAACGCGCCGCTCGAGCGCCTGCCCCAGGAGATCGCCGAGTGGATCCCGCCGCAGCCGATCGCCGACTATGCCGTGCTCGCGCGCAGCGTGGGCACGCGCGTGCTCGACTGGTTCGCGACGGGGCGCGGCCGCGCGCTGATCGAGACCTCGTACATGTTCCCCGAGCTCGAGCCGGGCGACTCGGGCGTGTTCGAGACCGACATGCTGGTCGTGCGGGATCCGCACACGGGCGCGACGCTGCGCGGTCGCCTGTGGCTCAGCGCGAAGATCGAGCTGTGCGACGATCCGAATCCCTGCAGCGGCCGGCGGTTCACCGTCGCGATCCGGCCGCTCTACGACCTGGGCCGCGGCACGGCCGCGACCCGCGTCTTCGACCCGATGCTGCAGAGCGCCGAGTTGATCTGGCGCGGCGACCATCTGTTCGCGCTGTGGGTTGGCGACTCCAAGGTGCGCTCGGTGAAGATCGCGACCAGCACGGCGGGCCAGCCCGCTGCCGGCACCGGGACGATCGCCGAGGGGAACACGGGCGAGTACGACGCCGGCGCCTTCAGCTACACGCAGTCGGTCTTCCTCACGATCACCCCCTACAGCGGCGCCGGGGCGACGGGC